CTTGGGTAAAATAACCTATCGAGGGCCTCCCACTCAATGAAAATGGGGGCAAGACCTACAGCTTTCCGAACATCATTCATTTTGTCTCGGTGCGCATTGAAATATGCCGATCCCCAACCATAAGCCAACTCAAGACTAGCTCTACAGTTTTCATCAGTTGCACTCCTTTCGTTGTCAGACTTCCAGATCCAAAGGCAACATTCTTCTACTGATGTTTTATCTAGAGCGCCATGCCACTCGCCAATCCACTTCTCATGTCGTACCCACCATCTCTTCAAGAAGCTAGTATTCATAATTCCAGTTGTTGGCACAATCTGGCTCAATTTGTCAGCCGAACTCGTTACTATTCCGTGCCTTGCGAAGAAATTATGAATACTAACACCATGAAACCACTCAGCTACAGGTTCAGAAACCGACATAATCACGTCATCACCATAACATTCCACATCAAGTTCATCAAAGAATGTCTCCCACAACAATGTTCTATCAGCATGCGGCCATAAGTAGTAAAAAGCAATCATTAGGTACAGCATATTCACAATCGTGTTCTTTTGAGTCGTATCCGGTGCGCCACTTGGTGATCCACACTGTTGACGGTACAACAGGTTAAGTGCCAAGTGCAAACTCTGTGTCGTCTCTGCAGCGAGAACTCGCAATTCCGTTTCATCCACCCCTTCGACGTTCATGAGCACCCATCTAATCATTATTTCCGCTGCTCCTTGAGCCACTACGGCGTTGAAAGCAGGACCAAAGTTAGAATAATCGATACCAATAAATTTCCAACTCACACGCGCCAATTTTCTCGTCAAGTGTGTCCATTCTTCTCCATTCGCATCGATCCCAACAGCATGGAACAGATCCCATCTACGCGCAATAAAAGCGGCATAAAAATGAATGAAGTTCTGTCTCAATGCAATGCTGTAGTCCAATGGGCTCATACAAAACACTCGCGTTCCTCCCAAGGAATCAGCCTTCTTGATCAAACGTCTTTCGTCCTTTAGAGTGTCAAGGAAAATGGTAGCTGGAACTACGCCCTGCCTACGTAGCGCTTCCTTCTCCTCAATCTCCCGGATTAAGCAATCTGACAATATGGCCTTAACTGGTTGTTCTTGCTCGTTCCTTTCATATGTCACGTAATCAACTTTACCTCGAGTGGCTCCCCGATTCCATGGGTACCCAGACGACGTAGTTAGGTCAAGAGGCTCGTAGTATTCGTTTGTCACTAATCCAACGCACGCTTCTGATGGAGATAGTCTAGCGGGATTTTCTACCACGGGCTCCATCCACTTAATCTTCTTGTGCCAGAGCGCATCGACACACTTCGCCACGACACTAGATGGAAAGTCCAAACTCTTGCGGCCATGCTTCTCTGTACCTGCAACTAACGGTGACTTGTCATGCAGATATCCTGGGCTCTTGTTAAGAGGACACGGCTTCGTCTTCGGCGGATCTGGCCATTTCGCTTGAAGGAGAGATGGTTGAATCTTCGACTTAGATGGTTGGTATGGAATGTGATCAACAACGCCAACATACTCTACGCTTACGTCCTCATCAAACCAAACCTTAGCTTTCTCAAACTCGTACCCACATTGGGGCTCTGCATTTTCCCGTGGCCCAGGGAGGTTGATGAACGACTCCAGTCCCTCCTGAGTCAGAAGCACTCCATACCCAATTCCCGAGGTCCCTTCTCCACGCCCCGCGATGTGCATTGCATAGATTGGTCGCGTACAATTCTTTTTCATGACGAGACCTCCACACGCTCCTTTCTTCGAGAAATTGTAGACTAACAGTCCACACATCTCCATGGGTCCAGTTGGGGTTTCAATAACTTCTGCATTAACAGTACCAGAAATAGTAATGTCCGTGGTAATTGGAATACCTTCCACTGCCGTCGATGGGTAGACGATCTTTGCTTCTCCATACAAGTTAGAATACAAATCCTCATCTTTTGCGATGTACTTTGTGATATCAACAAACATAGGCCATGAAGGTGGTAGTTTAAAGATTGCAAAATCTGTATCACTCGCCGGGTGAAAATCATTAGCGTCGAAAACATATTCACTTCGCATCTTAGGGTTTGCGCTATCTAAAAAGAATCGATAGACGCTTCTACCATTTGACATGCACTGGTAGTAATGGTTCGGTATCATCGCATAGTAACCATACAGTCCACACCCTCCCAAGACGCGACGCAGGGTTGTACCTTCGTAGCAGAAAATCCTGAACATGTTTCTCCTTACTTTTTCCTCCACTGTGAGATACGGATCGGACCTAGGATCTGCTTCCTGCAACCGAGTTGAGGGACGTCCGATTTTCCCTTCACGCGTAGCGCGCTGTCGATCAAAATGCCTAGATTGCGACTTGTTGTAAGTGCTAGCGCCTTGTGGGGCAGAACTAGGAACGTCCGGAGCTGGCGAGAAGTACGATGACAAGCCTCGATAACAAGCATAGGCAACTCCAGAAACAGACGCCAAAATGCAAAAGTACTTTACAGCTTTCCCGAGGCTTACGTTCGTGATGGCCTCGATCCATGATCCAGAACACAAGTTCTCCATTTCTTTTCTGAGTGTGTCATTTATGATGGGATCTTCCTGGATCTGCTTCGGCAAGAAAATAAAAGGAACACGTGCCAATAACTCATGCGCAGTTACATCCGATGGTTTCTCTCGATATGCTCGATATGCGACTTGATAAGCTAGTCGGTACAATTTCCAATTGAGGCGCAAAAAGTTCAAGAATTCCTCCCACCTCGCCAAAATAGCACAGTTATCTTTACAGACTGTGTCAGGCACGACTTCTTCAGAAGGGCAAATAACCCACGCACCATTCTTATACCTTACGGCTGCGCTCTGCTCAATGATACGCGCATGCGGACACACCATCGGCACTCGTCCTCGCTTCTTGTAGCTGTCGAAAGCCCCATCTAAATTCTCATCAAGGGAATCAGCTAGAAACTTCGGGCAGTCTGTAGCCCAAGTACTCGGTCCTGGGCTCGGGTCAGGAATCACTCCTGGACCAACAGGTCCTTTAGGTTCTTCTCCCTCACGTTCGTCTTCAGCTTGAACACCGGCTTCGCGTCCTGAACGCCAGGAACGAAAAAAAGATTGATCTCGATGTTTAAAAGCCCACTCCTCCAGAGCAACCTGGGCTACAAAACCCGCAGGGTCACCAAATCCAATCCACATCCGCAAGAGAAACGTTGCAACAGTCAGTTTACTAAACGGCTTTATGAAACAATCAAAGTTCTTAGTCAACACATATACCCGATCAAGAAAAACATCCACCGTTATTACTTTCTCCTGCAGTAAGCGGGTCAGACCGACTACACCAGTCCGCAGAAGATCCTCTTCCCGTACTTTCAAGTATCCGCCACACGAGTGACTACATTTCAAAGATAGATCTGAAGGACCCCTTACAAAGGTACCGAAAACTGTTTCGATACCAGAAGGCGAGTCGTCGGCTGATACCTCAGCTGCACACAACCGATCGCGGTAGCAACCGCGGCAAAATTGATGTCCAGTTTTGTCACATGTCATTCGGGAGCACGATGCATAAAATGGTCGATATTCACCACAGTCGGTACACGTTGCCATCTTGAGGCTTGACTCTGGCATTACAAACTCCAATACGGACTGTACTTGGGCCACAGTGGCACGGGCCATTACCATAATTCCAGCAGGAGAGCACATGTGGTTAAAAACCCATGAGCAAGCCCCTCCCACGATTTGGCACACTCCTCTTCCTTGTGGGGATGCACGGGCAAAGGGAGACTCAGGCATTTCATGGTACTCCACTGGGGCTGCCTGCGCGACTTGAATTCCTGTTACTAAGTCTTCAACTTCTTTATGTAAGACTTCGACTGGCGTCTGCTCCAAAGCAGTCATTTCGACATTCACAATGTGTTGGTAAAATAAAGTGAATGGGTCCTTAACATTTAAGAACCGTTGGGCTCCCGGAGGTTGTAATTCTTCAAACAACTTAAAGCGCCGTTTTATTTCAATCTGCTGTCGTGAATGATGAGACTTAAAACATCCTTTAAGGTAATCAAGTGTTTCATTGTAGGACCGTTTTTGCGGATAAAATCCGCGTTTGTCATGATACATAAACTGGCGAAACTGCAGGTGAGAAAACCGATCATCAGCCGACACGTCAGCACGAGCGCTATCTCGTTTAACTTGTTCGATACTTTTTGTACTAGCAACATGGAATAACAAGTCACGCCTGCGCAAAAAAGCAGTAGGGCACAATGTTGTTTCACCGATTGTACCTTTAGGGTATGCATTGTTTGTCAATAGCACCACTACTAGAGGGTTAGCTTTACGCCTCTTATCTTCAAGATGGGCCATGTCCGGGATGAATAAACTCGTCGATTTGATCTGATACAGTTCACTAACCTGCATGACAACGTTCTCCACATTGTTCAAGTTTAGCCAATCGTCATAAACAACCACTGGTTGATTAGAGTATGCACTCCAGAATTTCACACCTGGTTGGCGGTAGTACACCGGGCTCTCACAATTATTCACGCCAATTGACTTGAGCAATGCCACTACCATGTATTCCGTCATAAACGACTTCCCAATGTTGGAATCGCCCTCAATACAAATCACCAATGGCTCATACCGAATCGGGCTCGAAGAGATATCAACAAAGCGCTCGTTAGCATGCGCAATAACCTTAGCACATAACTGGTGTAATACTGGAGAGACGCGATTATTTGGGACTTGTACCAAAAGGGCTTGCAACTGGTAGGCTTGCATAACGTTAACCCAATATCGAATGCGAAAGGAGGGCACTCCTAACATTCGAGCGTTACACTCTGACATTAAGATGTTACTCTCGTGGACAAATTTACCAAGCATGTCACTCTTACCTTGCAACTCACGGATTGCTTCAGCCTCGGGGTCAACAATACCGACTACCCAGTACACTACTCTCTTTCCAAGTTCGAACAAGGTAGAGGTCACACGCAGCACCCCGGACACATACCCGACACCTGCAGCGCTAGTCATACGAAAGCACAGCCCTCGCAGAAAACTGCGTATCCTGAAGGGCTCAGGACTCAGAATCTGCCCAACGATGGTACCAGCTAGTGCCAAGAAAACTCCAACCAAAGCAGGTCCAATTCCTTCATCTCTACCTTGGGAAGACGCTCGCGAAGAAAAGATTGTGGAAAACAATTTACCCATAATAAGCCCATACTCACTCAAACTAGTGAGAGAAACGCCGATAAGATGGCGAAATAGTGTTCGCACAAAGGAGATTCCCATTCCAACAAAATCCGACGTACGCAAATGGATAAGAATATCTAAAGCAAAGTCCACTATTAAATCCACTGTATTACGATCGTGGGGTAACGCCAGTTGCTTCGCTGCAGACTCTAAGACCATTCGCAAGGTTGCGAGGGTGTCATTAGCCTTATCGGCAACGCTGGTCACAGCTTTCGATGCTTTCTCAATTCCGTTCGCTGCCACTGCGATGTTATATGGCATCCCAACCATTGGTATCATTCCTATCATCGTCTTCGTGAATATAGATCGTGTGTCATCTGAGACCTCCAAACCTAAGTCTGGGAGATCATTAAGCAGAAAATCCGGAGTTTCCTCCATCATCTGCACAGACGGATATCCATCAGACCAGGCTCCAGCGTTCGAATTTGTATACTGGATAGCAGGACCATAAAAGTTAGAAAATTCAAAGTCATCACCTGCTTCCCACCATACATCCGCATTAAATCCTTGTGCGCTCAATAATACCACATGTCCAGCATTATAATCTCCCATGTCACGAATCCGAAATTTTGACGCAGGGTTATCACGGTACATTAGACTCCAATTATTTTCCGTGTCATACGGAAACTCGACTACCTCGGTATTATTTATTCCTGGGATCACCATTGTTGTCCTCAAGCCGGTTTGATGTAAACCAACTGGCAAATCGGTTGAAGTTGTAGCAAAACTCCCATAAAGCTCCGCACCACTATGGGGTAAGTGCACTATATATATAGGCACCCTATCATCAACTGCGGCAGTGAAGACAAAAGTCAAACGATTACTACCTCGCCAAAAGCGGAACAGCGATAACAATTTAGCTGCTGGGTGGCGCCCCAGCCCGGGATTAAAGTCTTTATTAGCTGTAAGAGTTAAAGGAGTTGTCCCGATCGCCCCGACTGGAAACCAATCTCGCGCAGGTGGCCGTATTGGAATAAAATAACCCAACCACTGGCTACCAGCTGCCGTCATCTTCACAGTCATCAGAAAAACAGGCTGTCTGATGATATCCTTAATGTTCAACTGCACATCTGTTGTCTGGAACGAACGACAAACCTTACCACCCTTAAAGATGGCAGTGGGATCTTCATCTTCCTTCTCTCCAGAATCCATTTGGAAACTGGCAGGAATTCGATAGCTTGTCCGCATTCGATGTATTGTTCTTTCCAAGTTCGAGATGTCTGTTTGTTGTTTAACAGTCTCAGCTTCCGACACCACAAGATCATGCTCTAAGCGGGAAATATCCGCCTCCAGACTCTTCTTAAGGTCTTCCAAAGTGCGCACCCGAGCCGCTAGCCCTTGTTTCTCTCTTTCAAGAGAAGAAACCTTACTAGCCTTAGTTTGCTCTCGGGCAAGATCGTCTTTGACAGTTTTCAGCTCTGAGTTCAATGAGGCAGTTAGCGTGTCTGCCGATTCTTTTTGTTTCTTCAAGTCGTCCAAATCGCGCCTCTTCTCCTCCAGGGCTTCTTGTAGCCTTTCCGTCAGACCGTCGGTGTTATCAGCTGCTCGACTTCGTAAAGCTGCCAATTCATTATGCAATGCTTTCGTCTTAGCACTCTGTAGTGGTTTATTCTTCCCTTCAACCGGCGTAACATCATACGGAATACTCATAACAGCATTAGGAGTCATTTCAATGAATCCCGACTGACACAAGCTCCGCAAGTTAAAATTAGGTCCGGCGCGCCAGAAAACTAACACTTCGATATTCTGTGGGGCAGCAGCAACTGGTCGTAAAACATTCACTACCCGAACGCGCAACGTGGTCTTGAATTCAGCTCGGTAACTCATCGCATTCTTCCGATCGTCGGCCGTGCTTTTGACAAAATCATACTGCACTGGACCATGTGTGTTCCTTCGTTCCTGAGTATCATAAATATACGGTACTCTCATAACCACAGACTTTTGTTCACCAAGGTGAAAAGTCTTAGTGTACGTGGAATAACTCTCACACGCGTTCGCGGCACCAGATGATGATGGTCGGTTAAATTCTACGCTAATTAACACTGTCCCTGTATGGAACGAATTAGACACAAAGTCAAAGCGAACGTCGATAGTGCCACTAGCAAACGCATACATAGAACTCATCAGTTCCAACAGAGTTGGGTTACCCAAATAGGGTTCCGTGTAGCTCCTCATCCAGGGGTCTGCTGTTAAACTATAGATATCCGTATCAGCAGCGTCATTCACACCCCACTGAAAAGTTGACCGCAATTGCCAAATTCGCGCTAGGTCCAAAGTAGTTTTGGCTTCATCACCGGTTAACAAACCTGGATAAAATGAAGTCTGAGCTGTAGGGTTCATTCTCATTGGAATAGCATCTGATAATCCCTTACCGGAGCAAAAATTTAGACGTGGACGAGGCACTACAACTATCTCTGTGTGTGAGATTGGTTTATCGTGGTTAGAACCTCCTATTCCATCCATCAGACCTTCAGCTCCTGCAATTAATTTTTTGAGTCCCGCCGTAGGGACTTTGTCCAAGATGTCCTCAATTATGTCCCCCATTTGAACTACAGGCATGCGATACGACATTCCGGCAAATCGACTCTTCTCGAAAGTGAAAAACACTCGTAGATCAATATCACTCGAGCCACCTGCCCCAGTTAAAAGGGGGGACAGTATCTGCACATCCAATGACACGCACCGCTCCGATTCCACTCCGGCATTTGATGCCTCAGCCGCATTCGTTCGTACAAATGCTCGATGAAAGATGAATGGAACTTCAATCTCACCCTCATTGTTTCCAGTCAAGTCCAAAATTACATGGGGTCGGGATAAGGCGCCGTTCACAGTCGCCGATGTACTACTAGCTTGGTAGTCATCAAATCTCAGAGAAGCTACCAATTTGCCGCAATGAAATTTATTGGCATTAACAAGAAATTTCAACCGCAAGAAAGGTCGAGCGTAAACATACGCTTCAAAGGGCATCAAATTAGGGGCACACGCCACTTTTGCATAGCAGTCGCGTGGAATTACGTACGATGCTATTATAGTGCCTCGGGCGACGTTGACTTTAACGTCAATCGAGTCTAATAACATCCATCTTTTAGTCAAAGGACTAAAACTCGGTGCTTTTTCAGTTGAGCACAGGTCAACAACAAGACCATCAGTTGGTACTTCGGATTTACTTATAGTCAATCCCTGGTCTCTCGTCACAATCGTGTTTTCAGCTTGGTCAGAACTTTGAGAAGAATCCCCCTGCACAGATTCTTTCGGAGAATTCTCCTCATCCGCCATTTGAATATGGGGCGTAATTTCGTCATAGATTTGTTTACAAGCGCCTTCTTTGGCCTCCTTTAAAGAAGAGGCTTCATGTACTCCACTTGTCTTTACATTCTTTAGATCTCCTGAACGCGGGCCCCAGATGATTTTGGTTCTGTAACTCCAGCGCCAGACTCCATTCCGACTAAAATGTCTGGTTGTCTCGGTCTTCGACACATAATTGCACTTACCAAGGCGAGAATTAAGAGCATCGGTATAAGAAACGGGCCGCTCAATCTCGCCGCTCTTCTTCTCCACCTCAGCGGTACTATCCGCTCCCACGCTAAGCGCAGCTCGCGCTCTAGCGCCTCCAGTGGCCCATGGCCTTCCTCTGCAACCTGGGAATTCCTCCGTAGAGGCAAATAGATTTGATCGCTTCCAGTTGGACGCATCATAATTGTTCTCATTTGTTGTAGCCATAGTGAAAGAAGAAAAAGTTTTATGTGATAAGCTTTAACCGCTACTCGCCCCTTACAACAACCCCTTTGAGAGGCTTTCATTAACTTCATCTGTAAACGTGGATCGAGTGTTATCCATAGGGATCGCAAGACGTACCATTCCCAATTGTTCAGCGTACCAAACAACCAGACAATAGAGTTTACTACTCTCTAAAGCCTGCCTACTTCAAACAAACGCGCCTACAGTACAAGCCAACTAGATTTACGCAGGTACTGGAGCAACAGTTGAGGCGAACGTGGGCTATCACTCCACATCAACCCCTCCTCGAAGTATGACTTACCGCACTAGGATAACCCCGCATGACCAGTGGCTAACTGGTGGCGCTGGTCAGAGCCATTCCCTTTAAAGGAATTGTAGTCTCTTCCATACTCCCCGGAACTAAGTTGCCTTAGTTTTCTTAACTAAGATAAAGCTTAGTCTCCCCTATAAAAGGGCCC